TATCACACTTGCAGGCTCTGACTTCACTCATGTTCTTGACATACTTAACTGTCATGTTCATGTGCTCCTTAGCTTGGGTAATAAACTCTACTACTACACGCTTAGGACAAACGATAAGAGCTTTACCGAAATACCGATTGATTATAACTCTGCATATCTCCAACTGGGTAACGGTCTTCTGCATGCCGAAGCTGGAAAATATGGCACGACAACCACCGGACACCGCCCAACGAACGGTATCTTTCACATGGGGATATAAGGACGAAGTCAGTTCTTCCGCTTTGACTTCAAACCCGGTTTGATGGCTAATGGCCATCTTATCTTTTAGAAAATCTATATATTCTTTCATTACTCAACCTCCTTTTTAGGTTCCCAATCGGCCGACACCTTGGCCCACTCCCTGAATGACTTGTCGAAGCCATCCAAATCGCCAAACATATCCATCTTGGATTTATCCGTAGTTACAAGCGTGGCGAACTCTTTGAAATAGCGGTCAGCACATTTCACAAAGTCGTTATGCAGCTTCTTCAGGTTTCCAAGTAACAGACCCTTGGCCAACATGACATCGGACGCTTCCTCTATCAGGCTGTTTGCCTCGCAATTCAACAGATGCGCGGCTGAGAGGAGCATGTTCATTCTGTCTATACTGCCATCTTTTACGGCTGTTTCAATTAATTGTTTCTTTGGTTTCATAATCATATTTTCTTTGTTGATTTCCCGCATCTAAGCAGGGTTGATTTTATGATGATCGCCCTATCTGTCAAGATGGTGGATTCATTCGAACGATGCAGCAATGTGCGCTTCTTAATTCCTATGTCGTTTTCATCCAGATGCTCAAAAATGGCACTGAGAGAACCGAAGTAGTAGTTCTTCTTTTTGAAGATCAAATACACATGTATCACTTTCATATTTTCAAAAGTTCCATATATGTCATATTTGGCGTATCTGCTTCTCTTCTTTCAGACGTTTAACCTCGCCCTGATAATACTTGATCATGGCACTGTACTCAAAGTCGGAGATCTTATTTGTCTGATTCTTCATGGATTCAAGCAACAGAACCGCAGGTTCACCGTATTTCAATATCAGACCACGGCGATAACCCTGCATGTTTCCTTCATCGAAACGATTGCACGATCGGCATTGGGCATTGCAGTTCTTTTCACTGAATCGGGTGGACATGTGCTGCCTGTTTATGTAGTGCCCGCAATCCGCCTGATCCAGAGGCAAAATCCTCCCACAGGAGATGCACTGAAATGTCCCGTCTTTCCTGGCGTCACGTAAACGGATAAAGCGGCTGAACACAGTATCCAACTTGTTCTTCAGATTAGGAGACTTCTTCTTTAAATCAGTCGTTTTCTTTTTCCACATCATGCCTTTGAGTTATTAAGCGGTATTGTTCGTCACTTCGAAAGCGGATGGCGTTTTCGTACCAGACATCATTGGCGGCCTGATACGCTTGTACACCGTTTATACGGTCTTCATCTATCAGTCGGGCAATAATGGCGGAACCTCTATAGGCGGTATCCCAAAACAAAGCTAAATCACCGATCCTGGGAGTCTGCTCTATATGGTCCGTTTCCTGACAGAAGAAATCTGAAAGATTCTCCGGTTCAAATGTGATTATTAACCTATTGTCTACAGCCTCAACAGAGGCATGCCGACATTCGGGGGGAATACTAAAGTTTTGTATCTTCATCTTATTGATTCAGTTCTATTCTGTTATTAGTTAATTAATATCGCTTCCTACAAATGCCGCTATGGTATCAAATTCATCCTTTGTATACTCATAGCCGTTAATGATTATAATTTCATTCATTTCTACTTAGTATTACGTTAATAATTCGGATTCAGCACATTAACATCACATTCATGGCATAAATCACATGCCTTTGTCTTATCTTTAAGGCACATGGGTTTAGACTTTACCTTATTCTTTTCTGCCCATTCCACGCCAGCAATGAAAGCACGTTCCATATCACCAGTATCAATATCATGGTCTATCATTCCTTTAACTTCCTGCTGTACGTAATACTTTGCAGCTCTTTCGATTTTACTCATTTCTATTCGGTTTTACGCTAATTGTTTATCAAATCCTTTAATACATTCAAATAAATAGTGCGCAATTATAGGTTGTACTGCATTTCCTATACACTCCGTTCTGTCCACCCTATCGGGAAGTTCATTAGACTTTCCAGCAAATCGGGGTGAGGGTATTGACTGTCTTGTTCTCCATCCCGGATATACTCGTGTATATTGCCCCGATAGGTAGGGCTTCCGAAATATCGATTCTTGCATGCTCCGTTTGCTGTTGATTTCACAGGAGTAGGCAAGACAATATAACCGTTCCCGACCCTGTTGTATACCAAAGTCGGTGCCTGATAAACATTGCCATTCTGCATCATACCCGATTTCGGAAAGGTTGCATAGGACTCGTTCAAATCCCCGAATAAGGAGCATTGGGCTGTTTTCAATGATGATGTATTTAGGTCTAACTTCCCGTATAACTCGATACATTTCAGTCCATAAGCCGCTTCTTTCACCGACAATTCCGACACCTTTTCCAGCAACGCTGATGTCCTGGCAAGGGAATCCACCGCTAATGATGTCAACAAATGTTGGATTTGAATACGTTTTAATATCTCTGTTGATTTCATGCTCTTCTCCAAAATTCTTTTTAATTATACTTGTTTGATAGTCTTCATACTCACAGCTCCATAAAGTTCTTATACCCGAGAAAGCTGCACCGAGACCGAAACCCTCTATGCCACTAAATAGAGAACCGTGCGTTAGTTCACTTTGCTTCATTTCTGTTATGTTTTGAGCCTTTTCAGGCTACATCGTTAATACTAATTTCTCCTTTCAAAACTCGTTTTACCTGCCTGTCGATGATCTCTTGAAATTCAATTTGGCAGATAAGCGAGCAATCCGGTATAATCTCTTCCACTGGATCTCCCCGCCATGTCGGTAGTTCATCCAAGAAGATACGCCCATCTTTATCTTTCAGACAGGTAGCTCCAACATCACGCTCAATCTGTGCCATTTGAGCAAACACTTCCGGGAAATCCTTCCGGATTTTATTCCAGTATCCCATACCACCTTTCACGCAACCGATGCAGTTGTTGTTATTGTAGCCCATCTTGTACATAGCAGGGATTTCAATCCCTGCTTTCCAAAGTATCCCCATGGCATCCGGCTTCGTAATCTGCTTTTCAATAAGCGGGAACAGTGGCTTTGTGTTTGGGTACTGCTGCTTTAATCGGATAGCTCGGTTAATCTCTTTTGGTTCATAATCGAATCCCCAAACTTGACCGTCCCAAGAACCAAGTTCCTTTTCCAACTTGTACCGGACTTTCTTTTTAAGTTCAAGAGTACAAGCAGCACCATGCGCACCATTGATAAAACCTTTCCGTAGGACATCAGCTACGCAAGTGTATTTGTCGCTTCGGATAATGTGAATAGGCTGATCGTACCATCTTTCACAATCAGATAGAAAACGAGCGTTGTCCGGATGCCCGGAGCCAGTTTCAATATAATAGAGCTGCACGTCATCGTATAGACTAAGTGCAATCTTACAAGCGACTGCGGATGTTACACCGCAAGAAAACCACGCTATTATCATTTGATTCCTTTCTAAACTGATTTGAATTATTTGTTTAGAATTTGCTTCATACATCTACGGAACTCTTTTACAGAGGCGGGATTCATATTTTTACTAAGCATGATTTGTGCTATTTCAATCGGATTATACCTTCTGTATTCAACTGGTATTTTCCCAAATACTCCGTATTCCAACATTGTTCTTCTAATATCCATTGGAATTTTCAAAGTTTTCAAAGCCTTTTGTTGTTGTGGAACGGAATAGGGCTGATAATTACTATCCCAATTTCCGAATACAGAAGTAACATAAAGAATCTTTTCTGCTAATCTTGTTTTCATATTTGTTCTGATTTGAATTTAATAGGCGATTGAATCATAGAACTGCCGATTACGCAAATACTCCTTTACCACATCCGATGAAGTGGCACGATCACCGATACGATCATGGATGTACTGGTACTTCTCAAAACTCATACCTGAGAGGATATCATCATTCATCTCTACGTTGCCGGCATAGATGCAACCGGCAACCGTAACTATGCTTATGATGACCGTAAACAGGTGCTTGGAAAGACTATTCATGTTCTTCATCGGTTCGTTTATTTTTAAGAATTGAATCAATATCACTTATTTTATAGCGACGCTTCCCGCCTATCTCAACAGGACATAAGTATCCCTTTTTGTTCCAACTCCATAAAGTACTACGATTAACACAAAGCATCTTTGCGGTTTCATTGACGGTTAAATACTCTTCATCCGACTTCATATTAGAGGCCAAAACCTCTTTGATCGTCTGTTTTATAATATGATCCGCAAACTCTTTCAAATCAGTAGATTTTATTGTTACACTTAAATTTGAATCACTACTCAGTATTTCTTTAATGCTCATTTGTTACCTCCTTTCCTCGCTGATTACCATTCAAAATGTAGTCATAAAGCCTCTGAGCATCTTCTATCCGGAGATACACCTGATCTTTGCGGGTCTGCTCTATGCAGTATTTACGAAGTTCTATATCACTAAAAGATGAAGGCGGTGTAATGGTACCATTAAACGTGGCGCTTTCGGGGCTGAGGCCGGATTTAGATGCGTTCTCTGAATCGGGGCTAAGATCTTTCTTCAATTCGTCGACATACTCCACTAACAGATCCCTTAAACTGTTATAGGTCTCATATATATCATTCCGACTTTCTTTTGCGGATTCGTCGATTAAGTTCCTTATATTGCAACATTGCCAAATGACAGCCACTCCAAGTACCAGCACGAGTGCGGCGATTAATGTTAAAAAGATAATTGTTCCTGTAGTCATTGTTAGTTCTCCTTATTGTTTAATTATCTATTATTTATCACGTTTCACAAATAAACTATCACCATCTGTTCGTGTAGAGAAGTTCATTCCTTCATCATATGCTAGATTTGAACATGTAGGTCTTACTGAATTTCTTTTGGAGCGAGCAAATTTTAATTCTTCGCCCACTTTCATGTTTTTTAATAGGGCTTTCAATTCCCCTCTTTTACGTTTGTTAGTTTCCATTTTAGCGTAGAATTATGCGCCCAAAGGGGCGCGGGTTATACTTATAC